GTTTGGTTCTACGGGAGTATAATTACAAACTTGGAAAAATCTCCTAACTTTGTAGATTTTCCGCACACCTTTGGTGTCGGAAAAATTACTAACAACGAAGGTCGAATACCGTAGTTGTTTGACCGATAAATAAAACATGAAAAAACAAAAAAATAATACTTTTGGGTTATTTTTTTGATTATGAATTAGGGAGAGGTAATATCAGGGTTTTTGTTACAGTAAGTGTATATGGTCAATATGTTCCATTCCTCGTCCGTCAATTTTTGAAAAAAGGCAAAATTATCAAATTTCAATGAAAAATAATATTTACCGCAGCTATGACACAGAACATAGGTACCAGAGTCATTGAATTTGATATCACATACCACTCCACCAAATGACAATTTGGGATGATATTCAGGGTCGTTGTCCACATTCTTCTTTATCCAGCGGGCGTATTTTCCTCGGTAAATATCACATACTCTTTTTACATATCTGTACCTTTCTAGTTTATTCGTATAATTTTCTTGTAATTCTTCCGGCATTTCCAGGGATTCAATGGCCTCGCGTTTTTCCTCATTAATATCGCGCAATGTTTTGTTTTCCAAATAATCTATTTTTTCTGTGGTTGCTAACAATGCCTCTATGTCCAGTGAAGAGGCCTCTGATAATTCTTTATGTGCTGATTCAAAAATTTCCCTCACATTTATTTTTTCATTCATGTTATGATATTATCGTACTACATTATTATATCATTTATTTTTTTACAAAAATATATAATATTATGTTATCATAATATTTACATGGAAATACAAGACATAATATTGGAAGATTTTAAGGAGATAAAATCATCCGTATTGGTTATTCGTGACATTTATCTCGTTAAACAGTGGTTAGGTAAAGGTAAATTTGGTGTTGTACACAAAGCGGTGGACATTACTGACGATCAACCTGTCGCAATCAAAACCGAAAAAGCGGATGCGGAATATTCATCCATCAAACATGAAGTACGCATCATGAGTTATTTGTTCCAACATAAATTCAAAGAATTACCCAAGATTCACTGGTATGGTGTTCAATCCGGGTTTGTAGATTTTTCGCAGACCTCACCACAGGTTGGTGACGAAAAAGTTACTAATTTCTCTCCGCAGGTAGGACAAAGTCCCAAGGACGGTCTCCGACCGTCCAGGGTGGATGCGCCAAAGGCGCATTTACCGGAGAAGTTTACTCATCTGGTCATGTGTTACTACGAACAAAATTTCGATTCTTTGGAACGCATCTCCTCCGACCATATAAAGCAATGTATCCGTATTTTGAAATCCATTCATGAACTTTTTGTGATTCATCGTGACATTAAACCACAAAATTTTATGTTACGTGGAAACAAACTATATTTGATCGATTACGGCCTCGCAACGTTTTTTATGGATGAAGAAGGAGAACATGTTCCAAACAAAAAACAAGAGACGATTACAGGTACACCAAAATTTGTCAGTTATTACAATCATATTGGTAATACACTCAGTCGTCGTGACGACGTAATCTCATTGGGATATTTATTTATTTATATGTTATTCGGGAAAACGCTGCCTTGGTCCGAACCAAACTCAGGAAACATCGGTAATGCTTTGCGTATTACCAAAATGAAATCATGGGAAAATATATCGATATTTACCAGTGATTTTTCGCCTATACATGAATATATGAAATATAGTTATTCTTTGTCATATTCCGACGATCCGGATTATGAGTTTTTATTATCGTTATTTGGATGATTGTTTGACAAAAATACAAATGCTCTCATGGTTGTCCCCCGTATCCACATTGACTGCGACCGTCTTGTTCCACATGGGTCGTATCACACCTTTTTGTACGAATCCATGTTGCTTGGTTACATTTACCATATCACTAACCAAATTTAATTCAGGGTTCTCGGTTTCTTGATAATTGGAGACAATATAACAGAGACGACCACCTGACTGCAAAATATGCCAACACATTTGGATGGTTTTCTCCCAATATCCATGTAACCATTCTTCGTAGGTTTTGTACCTCATAGTGCTTTGTTTTTTACCAGGATATATCTCTAATCGATAATACGGTGGACTGAAAAATACAACGTCGAAATGATTCTTATATTTTTTCATAAACACCATATTTGTTAGCAAATCTTCGGATGGTTCACACCATATGGTGGTTTCTTTTTCAGGATAGAACGTTCGGGAAAATTTTTCAGTTTTTTTACATACACTGGGTATAATATCGTTTCCTACATATTCTATCACGTTCGGACATTCCATGAACCCATAACAATACGATGACCATCCCAATGTAGGTGTAAAAATCCGTGTTCCTTTGAGTATTCGCTCGTTTAACGAATAAATCACGTAGGGATTCAATATGGATGCGCGAAAATAAAAGGAGGAAAATACACTCCCAATTCTACCATTTTTTGTGTAAAAACGCGCACTAGGGGTCAATATCTTATAATCAATGAGTTGATTGTTATATAAATCATCTAAAACTGTTAAAAATGATTTGACATTGTTTATACCCGACTTGGTGTTCTCCAAAATATCTTTATAATACATGTTTCTGATGATGTTTTTGTATTTTACTGCGGAGTTGTTGTTGATATTGGAAAGTGGCATGGGTTTTTCTGTTATAGAGAGGGGTAACAAAGGTTTCAACGAAGTATCGTAAAAGCGTCCCAAATATTCTTCTCGGATTTGAATATGGTCGAACAATTCGCGCAAATCTGACACAGGTATTTCATGTGATTTTGCGTATTTTTTTAATGGAATTATGGTACGACCCGTTTCGACTTTATAATTCGTCAAAAAATAAGACCATTTCATTTGTTGATTATCTAAAAACGCATCAATAAAATCCGTCTTTGAAAGAAAATACATCTATATTATGTGGATAGATGTATTTTTATGTTTTCGGTCAAACTTTTTCGAAACCTTTGGTTAGCGAAAAATTATACACTTGAAGAAGTATGAACTGACTGTGTTGGTCTCTTGCGACGTCTCACTTCAGAAAATCCCTCACCATCAGCGGACACATTTCTATGAGCAGAACGGGGAGGATAATCACCGGAATCTTCGCGATAATTGCTAGCATGGACTTGTGTTCTACCGCCCATATTTTGCTGTCTTGTAGGATAAGAATTGTTCAAGCGATGAGTCTCACACATCAAAATTCCTTCCATGATACCAGAAACATCCGCCGCATGGAATTCGTGATTCTCACTGTCTGACTTAATAAGATTGAATTCGACATATTCTCCTTGTACCAAGTACTTGTATTGCTGTGATTCACCACGAATAGAAGAGAAATGAACAAAAATGTCGTTATCTTTATGATCACCTTCACAAACGGTAAGAAATCCAAATCCGGACTTGTTATTAAACCATTTGACGCGACCAATTAGACGGGACGTAATAAGAGCAAGAGGAGATTCTGACATTTTGGTGATTGGTGGAGGATACTAATACTGTATTACCAATATACAGTATTATATGTTTCCTTTTTAAATTCATTTTATAATATATATATTCACTGTATAGTATCATGACGTCGATTCAATTTACGAACAAAATAGGTTCTATAATTTTCCTTATTTTAGCTTTATTACTATCACTTATTTTAGGTAGTTTTATTGGGGTTTCCACATTGAACACTGAAGGTGCTCTCGTAGGAACCAATGTTCCACATAATCATCTGTTTAGTTGAGAGCATCCAATATATCCATATATTTGTAAGTGGCTCGATTTGACATACTGGGATAAGCAGCTCCCTCTGTTTTCTTTAATTTAGAAAGATGATGTATTGCGGGTATAATCTGTTCAATCCAATCTTCACGGTCTTTTAACACAGATACACTTTGTGATATCAAAATAAACAAATTCTCGGTAATTTCTTCTACTTCGTTGTTCTTTTCGGTTTCTTCCGCATACTTTAATATCGCCTTTTCCAAATAAATGATTGTTTCCAAAATAGAGTTCTCCGTTAATATTCCTTTCCGCATTAAATTCACAATAAACATGGTCATTGCTTTCCGGATGTCATTGGTTTTAGTATATTTACAATATCCATCGTAATCATTGTTCGGATCCGCATAATGAATTTCATGTAGGGATAAATGATAATTTTCCAACAAATCTTCCATATTCGCCTGAAATTGACCAAATTCACCGATCAATTTTTTATACAATTCTGCGTAAATTTCTGACAATATTTTGTTCGAACTCGCAATATCAAAAATAATTTTGGCAATTTTGTTTATTTGTTTTTCAGAATCCGTCGAACTTCGTTCTCTGGATTCTGAACCAAAAGCTCCTACTTCGTCTACTCTTTTTGGTTCAGAATCCACATCTTCGTCGGTCGAAGTATCCATTATTTGTTGAATTAATCCAACAATCACTGTAGATTGGCTCTCGTAATTCTTTGTTGTCATTTTATTTAGCGCCATACGCACATCAGTAATTGTTTTGTCAGTGTCAGTTTTAACCAATTTTGGTGTTATTTTAAACGATTTTCCTGCATTCCAATTTTCTGAATCGTCTTGTGGACGTTTTCTTTCTGACGAAAATTTGTTGTTTACGCGACGATCATGACTTATTACTGTCCTTTCTGTATTTTTTCGTAGGGGTTTTTCACCATTTTCGACATTGAACGCAAATTGTTGTATCGTTTTTTCTAAATCACTTATTATTTGCTGTGTTCCTTCGTCTAATATACTTGAGTACAAATTGGTTGTATTTTGTCTAAGTAGACCAATTTCCTCAATGGAATATTTTTTGGGAGATACCATAATACTTGTATACATACATGACATTTTTTTATATTATTTTGCGTTTGTACATTATTACAATAATATTGGATAAATACATATCTATATTTATCCATGGAATCTTGGAAAGATACCGTTCAACAATATGACGTTAAATACAATTTGGGCATCGGTAAAATGATGGGATGGAAAGAAAATGATTCCGAACAAAAAGATTCCTCCGTACCATTGCATTCCGTGTTTAAATTGCCCATTACATATTTATCTGAAGACTCCGTACGCCCCCTTTCATCCTTGGTGAGTTCTGATTTAGAAATGATCGCAAGTTCTCCTGAAGACAAAGGTATGTATGATTATTTGTTGCAACCACAACACGACTTTGCCAAAAATATTATTTCAGATTGGAATCAGAGTTTCACCACCGATACCGTGTTTCTTAACCATTCGCAACAGGTTCTACATAAAATGCCACAATATTTAGAAGATATGAGAACCTACACTGTAGATTTTTCGCACACCAAAGGTGTCGAAAAAGTTACTAACTTCGTAGGACAAAGTCCGGAGAAGTTTGGACCTGGACGTGAACCCGAGTTGACAGAGGAATTATCGGTGCCGTATCAATTCACTCAAGACAAATGCGAAAAAATAATGGAAATTTGGAAAGACACCAAAGAAGACCCCGATTTTTTGGAAAAATATTGTTATATTGAGTGGGATATGGTGAAATATTTGAATAAATCACCCTATTTTTTACAATCACTTTCCATTATTAACATGACAGCGCCAATCATGAGTTTTATCATCCCTATTATTTTTCTTATTTTTCCGTTTGTAATTTTAAAAATACAAAAGGTTCCTATCACTTTTCAAATGTATTTCCAGGTTCTCAAAGACATTGCCCGACATCATTTCATTGGCAAGACCATTTCTAGTTTACAATCACTTAGTTGGGACAAAATTATCTACATGATGATTACTATTGGCCTTTATTTCCTACAAATTTATCAAAACATCAATTTATGTTGTCGATTTTATCGAAATATACACCGTATCAATTCGCATCTGACAGAATTGCGCGATTATGTGGGGTATTCTATTCAAAGTATGAAGAATTTTATGAAAATATCGGACAAGTTCTCGAGTTACGGAGATTTTTCCCAAAATACACACAAACATTATTTGGTTCTCCAATCTTTTTACGATGAACTGTTGCCTATACGTCCTTTTGAACCCGGTTTTTTCAAATTGACCGAAATCGGCTATTTGTTGAAATGCTTTTATGAACTCCATTCTCATCCTCAGTACGAAGAAAGCATTCGTTATTCTATGGGATTCGAAGGTTACATGAACAATTTGACCGGGATTCACGACAACATGGTACATAATCATATCGCGACGGCTAACATTCATTCGGACGACTCCGCTACTTGTGTTAGAAAACAATATTATCCACCACATGTCGGTAAAGAACACGTGAAAAATACGTTTGACCTCAGTAACAATGCCATCATTACCGGACCCAATGCTTCAGGTAAAACAACCATGTTGAAAGCTACCACCATTAATGTGATTTTCACCCAACAATTTGGGGTCGGATTTTATAAATCGTGTGATTTGACCCCTTATACACATATTCATTCTTACCTGAATATTCCCGACACCAGCGGCCGTGACAGTTTATTTCAAGCGGAATCCAGACGCTGTAAAGAAATCATTGACATCATACATAAGCCTTACCACGAGTCACTCGGTGAGAAGTTTTCCAAACACTTTTGTATTTTCGACGAATTGTATTCAGGCACGAACCCTACTGAAGCTACCAAATCAGCTTACGCGTTTTTGTTATATCTCTCCAAATACAAGAACGTCGATTTCATACTCACAACTCATTATGTGTCTTTGTGCAAAAAACTCGAGAAGAAATTGGAAAAGAAGGCGGCACTTAAGAAAATTGCGAATTATAAGATGGATGTGGTGGAGAACCCGGAAACAGGTAAGGTGAAATATACCTATGTGATGAAAAAAGGTATTTCTAAAATACAAGGAGCTGTCTTAATTTTAGAGGAGATGTGTTATCCCAAAGAAATCTTGGATGAAATGCGCAAAAATACACAATAATTTTACAATTCTTAGTATACATAAAAATTTCTATAAAAAGTATTTTGAAATTTTGAAAACTGGACATTTTAAAATGTCCCATTTTCAAAAAAGCTGGCGGACTTTTAAAAATCACTTTTTTCAGATTTTTGTAAAATGGGAATTGTGAGCATGATGGTAACAATACAGAAATTGTAATTTACATTTATGCTGTAAAAGAATTTGGACGCAACCGTTCTTTTTTCGTGCTCGTTTTTATTTTTTTCTCTACAAAAATCATATTAAAGAAAATTTTACATAGTATTTAGGGAAAAAAGATGACGTCAAAAACTAAAACTACTTATATATGTGAGTGTTGTGATCAATCATGGAGCAAAAGATTTAATTATGATAGACACATGTCAAGCGAAAAACACGCAAAAAAGAGCAATATATGGAGAAAACAGCTCGAAAAACACACAACAAACGCGAAAACAGCTCTTAATGAGCAAATTCAACCTACCAATAATGGTAAATTTGAAAATAATAATAATAATACCGTTATTTCACATGATATTAAGTCAAAAAAAACAATGGTCACCAATTTTTGTTGTGATTATTGCCAATTTATGTGTAATACTAAAAAGGAAGCGGAAAAACATCGCAAGTCCAAGCAGCATATTCGTAATGAGAATAAGGAAGAGGATTTTATCGAAATAATTAATAAATATATTTGTGTAAAATGTGACAAAATATATCTAAATTATAAGTCATGTTGGGGTCATTCAAAAAGATGTCAAGGTAAAACAGAGAACATCGTGATGGAAATCGCGGAAATACCTTCAACAGACGAAGACTGCAATGTTAAGGACCCTAAGGATACCCCTGTAACACAAATGATTGTCGCACCAGTTATCAATGATGAAAACATCAAGAAAGACATCATAGTGACTATCGTAGAAAAAATGATGGACAACAACAAACAAATGATTGATGACAACAACAAGCATATGATGGAACAAATGGTGACTGTAGTAAAAACCATACTACAAGAAATAAAATCACAGCCAACAATGACCCAAAATAACAACATAACGAACAACAACAATATAACGAACAATCACTGTACTATGAATGTGTTTCTCAACGAAAAATGCAAAGATGCCATGAACATTTTTGATTTCATCAGTAACATGAACATTACGTTTGACCATCTTTATCACCAGGCTGATCACGGATTTCAAAAGGGAGTAACAAAAATTCTGTTGGACAACCTGAAATTATTGAGTGTTTACAACCGCCCTATTCATTTTACCGACTTGAAACGTGAAATCATGTATATCAAAGACAACGACGAATGGACCAAGCACGAAGACAAAGAAAAACTCGTGGAAGCCCTGGAATGGGCTGCCAAACAAGGCATCAATAGTTTTGTAGATTGGAGGGAAGCAACTTCGGCAGAAAACGAGGATTTAGACAGCCCTACTGGACAAATGTGGATGAAATTGATGCAAACAGTGGTACAACCTTACGATGAACGAATGAAAGCCTATCCGAAAATTATGAAGGAGATTGCTCGCAACGTCCATTTACGGAAAGAAGACCAAGTATGAATAAGATAATTTTTGTATTTTATGTAAAAAAAACATAAAATATACACCTTATATAATATAGTGTCATGGTTCATTCACAAATAAACAAACAATTGGTGTACAAGGAAGATTCCGCCATTGAAAAAAAGGATCATAATTTTCAACCACACAAATATCCCACAGAAATGACGTTTGATGATGAAAAAGATCCCGTAAAATTCTACCTAACATTTGGAAGAAAAAACGAGGCCTTTTTGGAAAGTCATCATATCGTTTATTATCCGGTGTATTTGGTGGCTAAAAACGTGGTAATGTCGAAAATTGGTGTCTTGGAAATAGAACCAGAACACGAAAAATCCATGGTAGACGAGGACGGCATGATTGATCCCGATAATTTGGAATATCCGCCACTGTTTTTTTCCTTGTTAACCCACGGATATTTAACGTTGAAACATGCGATTATTATGGGTGATGAGGACGAGGACGATGACGAGGATGAGGAAGATACAGTATCTATTAGTTCGTCATCATCTTCATTATCGAATGAAACGAACAAAACGAAAGAATCGGAGAACGAAGATGAGGACATGTTTAAGATACCTGCTTCTAAATTGGGTAAAAAACCCAAAAAACAAACATTCGTGTCGGATTCTCCCTTCAAAACGGATAAGGCGTCCCAAATGCCCAAACAATTGGTCGAAGAGACCAAAACCATGGCGGAGGACATCAAATCCAAATTTGAAGAATCCCCCAAGAACGAATGGATCGAAAATTTCATGAAAAACAATCATTATGATATCCAAGACAATGAGGGGGGAGGTGATTGCCTATTTGCGGTGATCCGTGACGCATTTCTAGAAGTCGGTAAAATCACCTCTGTGGATACTTTACGCGAACTTTTAGCGGAAGAAGCCAATGACGAACTATTTCAACAGTATCGTGCTGTTTATTTAGCTATCGAAGATAGTATTGTGGAAAATGACAAAGAAATCGCGAATTTGACCAACATGATGAAAGAATACAGGGAACGTGTTGATCTATCACCAAATAAAAGAAAAACAGCAAGATATATAAAGGTTTTAAAACCAATAACTAAAGCAGAACATCAGGAAATTATACATCAAGCCGAAAAAGCTAATAAACAAATGGAAAAATTAAAAAAAGACAATTACGAAAATGCGGCCTTTTTACGTTACAATTTCGGATTCATGAAAGACATTCATTCACTGGACGAATTCCAAGAATTCATCAAAACATCCAAATTTTGGGCAGACACCTGGGCAATTTCCACACTCGAAGACAAATTAAATTGTAAACTCGTCATTTTCTCCGAAGAAGCATACAACGACGGTTCTCCAGATTCCGTATTAAATTGTGGTGAAGCGGCCAAGTCCATTCAGAAGAAAGAGAAATTCACGCCCGAATTCTACATTATGACTTCGTATAGTGGTACACATTATCGCCTCGTTACCTACCGCGAAAAGAAAATTTTCGATTTTTCGGAAATTCCCTACGACGTCAAAGTATTGATTATTAACAAATGTATGGAGCGCAATTCGGGTATTTTTTATTTGATACAAGATTTCCGTAATTTAAAATCGAAAATTGGATTGAGTCCTGAAGAAGGAGAACAAGAAGAGGCAGATAACGACGATGCCTATTTATCCAGTATGTACGATGCGAATATTGTTTTTGTATTGGACATTCACGCACCTACCATGAAAGATCCGGGAACATCCGCTCAGGGAGAAAAAATACCGGCGGACAAGAAACATACCTTTATGAAACTCGCCAAAATAAAATCGTGGCGTCGTAAATTACATGATTCTTGGACTGAAGCTCCTTTTATGGTGGACAACCGACGGTGGGCATCGGTGGAACACTATTATCAGGGGTCGAAATTTAGAAAACAACATCCCGATTTTTACGCAAAGTTCTCCTTAGATTCACGTGACAGTGAATTCAATGAAGACGTTGCTGCTGCCAAAACCGCCGGTAGAAAATCCAAGAACAAATACAGACCTGCCAATGTGAACATCGATCCCGATTTTTATGATGGTGAACGAAGTATGGCGGAACGTATGCTGGCACTCAAGGCCAAATTTGATGGAAATCTGGACCTAAAAGAAGTCTTGTTACTGACCGGAACGGCCAAACTCGTGAATTTTGTGCGACAATCTCCGCCGGAAATAGACATGGAATTGATGACTTTACGGAGAACCATTACGGGGAACCAAGGTTGAGACCCCCAAAAGGGTGTATCTTACCCCTCCTTACTGTATAACAGCGGAAGTTAACGTGTTGTCATACCCCCTCTGAGCACCTTCGGTGCTAAATGGGGGCATTTCTTGGTGGAGGAGCGTACGAGGAACCCGCAGGGTTCCTGTAAAAAATCAAAGTATATTGTATCTTTACTACACAATATATTTTCATGAAATTAGGACAACAATCCCAAAAATTACAGGATTTCATCACCAATATAACCACAGGTTCTCCCAATCATTTTAAAAAAAGTTTGCCATTGTCCGGAACGTCCCGTTTATTCTTACAGAATTTGTTGGAAAGGTTTCGAACGGCTTACAACCGTTTCCGTTATACTCTTTTGAAAAAAAATGCCTATCCAATGGAGAACGTAGAACGCGCCGATTTATTTACCGACATTCCGAAAGAAATTCGTGATATCATTGTTAGTTCTCCCAAAATAACACAATCCTTTGAATTTGTAGTAGGTTCTCGTACGGTAAGAGTACACATGTTTATGCCATTACCATTTGTTAACACAGATAAGGGTTCAGACAGAAAAACCCAACAATATTTTCTTCATTCGGTGCGTTTAATATGGTTGTGGCTTCATACCGTATCGGAGAACATTCAAGGAAATTGCTGCGAAACATTGGATATTTATTTGTATTTAACACAACATTACAAACGCAAACCACGCCAGGGTCCCATTGATATGGTTCATGCCAATACCGCATTAACGAGAACGTGTAGTAAAAACGGGACCATACAGATATTTCGGGAAGAAGAATGGTTCAAGGTTCTCATTCATGAAACCTTCCATACATTAGGACTGGATTTCTCCGGTATGACCGAAGTTAGTACCGTTTACGGAAAAACCATACAAGAAATGTTTCACGTACAGACGGATGGACTACTCTTTGAAACATATTGTGAAACCTGGGCAACCATCATCAACACCATGTTTGTCGCCAGTTTATCAAACGGCTTTCCGAGAACCCAACATAGTATAAACAATATTATCGAAAAGATGGAGAACATACTGTCGATGGAATCCAAATATTCGTTGTTTCAAAGTGGCAAGGTTCTCCATCATATGGGTATTTCTTACAAAGATTTTATTCAACCGGACAACCCAGAATCCCAGAAAAAATTACAAAAATATCAAGAACGTACCAACGTATTGTGTTATTATGTATTGAAATCAGTGTGTTTGTATCATTTGGATACGTTTTTACAGTGGTGTTGGACACACAACCAAGGTTCTCTCCATTTCACCAAAACCAATAACAATTTAAAATCATTTTATGGATTAATGTATCGTTTGTATCGAAGAGAACCGTATGTAAAAGAACATGTGTATATGGAAGAACATGTCAAAAAACCAAACGATGGATTCGAACACGAAACATTGCGTATGACCATATATGGATGAAATATATATATCAATGTATTGTAAGTTATGAAAAAAACCCAACGAAAAAAAAAATCATTAAGGAGAACCATGCGTAAAAAAGGTGGCATTTTAGGTGCGTTGAGTGTTGGAACTAAAACAAAGAAGCCGGGAGCAGATAACGTAAGTTATAAGACAAAAGTAACCTATAAAAGTAGTGGTTTTTTTTCTAAAAAAAACATTTACGATATAGAATATATCATTCCAAATAATTTTGCTGTACTGATTGATCCAAATTCTTTTTTAACACCTACATTTTGTGTTTATATGAAATCATCCATAGATGCGAAAAAACCATCATCATATAAAAAAATAGAAGCATGTTCGTTTCAAATAGAAGAACCGAATAATCCATCCAAGGTAAAATTTATAGAATATTTTATTAAAGTAGGTAATGATTGGTATGCTATGATGCGTATTTATGGTATTATAAATACTCAGGTGTTTGCATCCTTGAACAATATATTATTTTACAAGTTACCGAATAATTGGTTTGTACTAAAAAAAAATCAAATAGTAATTACATCAGATGTTGTAGAGAGCGTAGACCCCAAAAAATTAAATATTTTACAAAAAATAACACGCATATCGGATCAACCAATATTTAAATTGAAACCAATGAATTTGAACAAAACATATAGTGCAGTAACAAGTGGTGATATATATTATATTTTACGTAAATTTCGTAACGAAAAAATAATAAATGCAGGTGTGAAACAAGAAGTATTAGATAAAGCAGTAAATGAACCTATTTTTAACGCAGTTACAAGTGCGTTAGGTATATAAACTTACAGGATACGGGGAATCGAGGTTCCTGTAAAAATTGAATTCAAAAATCCACTTTGAATTCAACTCACAAATAAATGGGAATTAAAAATTTGAATAAATATTTATTAGAAAAATGCTCAGAACATGCCATTAAACAGAAACATTTGTCCATATTTTCAGGTAAATCGCTCGTAGTAGATACAAGTATTTATTTGTATAAATTTATGGAAGAAAAGTCTCTTATTGAGAACATGTATCATATGATTACAGTGTTTCGACATTACAAAATTACACCCATATTTGTGTTTGACGGTAAACCTCCCAAAGAAAAAGAGGAACTCATCCAAAAACGCAAAATACAAAAAAAACAGGCCGAAGAAAAATATCAATTATTAAAACAAAATGCGGATTCATCGGACGAGATACAACCTGAAATCGCGGCTGAAATGGAAAAACTACGTCGACAATTCATTCGTATACATCCCAACGACATCAAAGAAGTGAAAACATTGATGGATTTGTATGGGGTTGAGTATGTAGACGCGGAAGGAGAAGCGGACAAAATATGTGTGAAAATGGTGATGGATAAAACAGCCTGGGCCTGCGTAAGTGATGATATGGACATGTTTGTCTACGGATGTAAACGTGTGATACGCAACATGAATTTGTTACAACACACCGCGATTTATTACAATTTAGATAATATTTTGCGAGATTTACAGCTCCCCCTCCAGGATTTTCGAGAAATTATGATTTTATCAGGAACCGACTACAATTTACATCAGAAGATTACTCTTCACAAATCCCTGAAATATTACCAAGACTACAAACAATCCATAAATGGATTTTCCGATTGCCTGATAACAAACGATGATCGTAGATTCGTAGATTTTACTTACAGTAGAGGTCTAGAAAAATCAACTCATGACGAAGGGCAAAGTCCAGAGTTGTTTTACGAATGGTTGTCCAAAAATCATATGAGCAATGCTGAGGCGCTTTATCAAATTTACAACATGTTTATTATGGAATCCAATAACGACGTAGACCAAACCAAATATGTGATGATTAAATCGAAAAAGACTGTACATTGGGTAAAACTACGCGAATTTTTAACGTGTTATGGATTTGTATTTTTGTAAAGGGTAAACAAATAACTTAGGCTACACAAAATAATCATCACATACTATAAGTATGATTTTGGAATGTTTTACGGCTGCAACCATATATGGTATTACTCCACTAATGGAAAAATATATATTACAATTTATTGAAATTGAGAGCTTCATATTATTGAATGGACTTCTCGTTTTTCTTTTTTGCGCCACCTATTGGATATTTTTCCATAAAAATAGAATGTGGAAAGACATTGAAACTGTGAGAAACAACACTACATTGATGGTATTATTGTTATTTACATCATTTTTAATTTATATTGTAGCAAATTACTTCTATATGCGCGTTATAAAAGATAATAAAACCTATTTGGTAACGGCAATTGTGGCATCTTATCCAATTATCACAGTTATTGTAGGATATTTGCTGTTTAATGAAAACATTACGTTAACCCATATGTTGGGTGTATTTCTTGTGATTGCGGGCATTGTGTTATTGAATTTACCTGCCTAATTACAGGAACCCTGCGGGTACAGGAACCCTGCGGGTACAGGAACCCTGCGGGTTCCTCGTACGCTCCTCCGCCAAGAAATGCCCCACAAGGGGGCATGACGACACGTAAATTCTCACTGTTCTACAGGACATGAGGGGTCAGAGACCTCCTTGGTGTCTCTTCCCTTGTGCCGTTCTGAGGGGGACCTTGGTCCCACATATTTAGCTCAAAATACTGGCAATGTAGGAACCCTTGTAATCTTCCATGCCTGTGTGATTCAAATTAATTGAGACATCGATATAAATCTCGCCGCCCATCTTGGTCCAACGGTGGCAAAACAACCAATCTTCCGAATAGTAATGACCATCCTCAACCCCGCAGTCAAACAGAGCATAAGCAAACTCGTTCTCTGCTGGTTGTAAAAAATGTACATCGTCCACATATTTTGTAGAAGGGAATGCCTTCATCATGTTCTCAATGGTCGAACGTTTGATCATCATAAACCCGGTAGCAGTGTGTTTAACTTGGGCCAAGTTCTCGTCTATGGACAAATAATTACCCAAATAATTGATATTGTAGGTCAACAACTTATTTTGAATAAAGGTTTCGTCGTCGATAATGTCCTTCAATTGTGAATCGTTTTTTGTTTTAATCCAGGACGGAATGATGTCCGATTTGTAGGGATTCAATGGGTCTTTCGTCAATTTATCCCAATGATAATGTTTCAAAGGATAAACGCCGCCTACAATGGGTTTATCAGCAATCAGTAATTTGAGAATAGATGCAGGTTCCCACGTAATATCCGCATCAATAAACAAAATATGCGTCATTTTTTTGTTGGCCATGGCTCTTGCGACCAAGTTGTTTCGCGCACGTGTAACCAGACTATCGTTTTTACAGAACTCAACTTGTATATCCACGCCCATCTGACGGAGGGTACTCAATGTGCTGATCAAACACGAAACATAATTTACAAAACACATGCTACCATAACAGGGTGTCAAAATATAAACACAAGGTTTGGTCTTTTGAATATAATCCTGTATTTTTTTATCAAACAATGTCGCATCCGATTTCATGGACAAGTTGTTACCCTGTTCGGATGTAGGAAATGTATTTTGAAAGGAAAAAGGGGAATCGTCAATGACCTCGTAATTTATATTATTATTCATTTTACAATAATATAGATTGTTTATAGGTCATTATTTTATATTGTTTTAATTTTTTATGTTTTATGTTTTATGTTTTATATGATTCTACTTAGAATAGATATTTAAGCAGTTGCTACAGCAGCAACTGGAACAACAGGCTTGATGAAGTGGTGCTTCATGTATCTCTGTAGGTTGAAATAGGTGAGTTCATCCTCCTTTTGGAGATTAAGAAGTTTTGTGAGGCTCGCGTCGGGGTTGATCTTGCGGCCGTTGGCAGGGTCCTGAAGACCCTTTTCACGGATGTAAGCATTGATCTCCTTACTCACGGCAGTGCGTGCCATTTCCACGCCCACGGACTTTCCAAGGAATTTGGCGAGTTCGTCACTGATACGGGTGGGCTTCACGAATCCAGAGGGTTGACGATTGCCAGTGGACACCTTGCGGCGCTTGGAAGACGATTTCTGGGCGCTCTTGAGCTCACGGGAAACTGCTTTCTCAAGGTTTTTGAAATCAGTCTTCATTGTTGCGAAGATGCTGCCAATTTGTTGAAGCTTGGCACTGAATTCCGTAATGCGAGCAGCAACTGATGACTCCGCATCAACACCATCGACTGCGGCATCAGTGGCAGGAGCAGGTGCTGCGGGTTCGACCGCGGGAACAGCTGCCTTCTTGGAAGCACGGGGTTTGGCTGTCTTCTCGACAACATTTTCAGGGGCGGGGGTGGCGGCGACAACGGGAGCAGTTTGCTTATCAACTTTGGAAGAGACTCGTACCATTTCTGATTATACATAACTATACCTTATTTATTTAAGTAGTTTAACGCATTTATATTTTACATTTGCCTAAAGGACTCCATGAAGTGCGGGGGTCCTCGTAATTCACAAATCCCCGAAATATTATAATACAACGGATTCATACAACCACGGTACTGCTTCACGTGCTTCGTTAGATACAATGGTTAAAGCTGTAAGTATGTGCATGACACCCAATTTACGATATTCAATGTCACCGCCAGAAAACACAATGTTTTCAATCACAGTTACTATACGATGTTGAAACGGTTGGTAAGGAGGAGTTTCATTTATCCTAAAATAAAAGGGATTATAAAAAGGTGTAATTTGCATTCTAACCAATAACGACATGTCCGAACGATAATTCCAAATATCCACCAAAAATTGTAAAAATTGGATACATTCTATTTGGTTCAGGGATGACAACCAACTACTTTGAGTATAATTACCTAACATATCAATTTCCATGAAAATTTCTTCAATACGTGTCTGAATAGGTCGCTGAAGTATTTCTTCTAAATTTCGGACTACAATATGATATCTTGACAATGGATATGTATTACCATAATGTGCGTTGTTTTCATGTACATCATAATTATGTTTTTTAAATAAAATATGAATGATTCGGTGTAATGACGTTATTCTTCCAATGATTGATATATCCATTTTTTCACGTGTATATGGATTTGTCAAACCATTATTCGTCTTACACAACTTTATAAAGGAGTCTACATTGAATCCATACAAAAACCCCGAGGCATCATTGAAATTGAAAAACTCATAAAAAAGCATTTCAGACAAAGGTTCCATTGTGTAAAAATCCGTGTCATTCACATATGTTTCTTTCTTACCACGTTCTCCACGTAATTTAAAAAAACGACGCACTAAATGTCGTCTAAAATATGATTGTATACATGTAGCATATTTCATGAAATGAAAATGTGATTCAATGCGTTGTATAAGTATCGGTTTGGTTCCCGAGACATATAAACGATTGCTTCTCGCTATGGATTTTAATTGAGGGATTTTATAACTTTGTAATTTCACATTCTTTTTGTAATAATCTTCCCAACATAAAAGTTCCTTGGGTGGTTCTTTGATTGGCTTAGATAAAACGTTCATTATTCTATTACAATATCATATATTTTATGTTGTTTTTGCTTGGTAAATATTTACTACGGGAGCTTGGTTATCAACATACCCATAATATATATCATACCGGAAGGAGGGATCGTGCGGGGGAATATAGATCCCCGTAAATATTATAAAAATTGATTTAAAGAATTGCGGATGATATATATCATCTTATACAGTCAAGTTTAAGTCAAAGCAATCAAAACCAAACCTCAAAGCACTCACATCAAAATCAAAATGTCCTCAAATCAATCCAACACTGCTCCCAAGCCCGTCATTTCCTTTAATGATTGGAATACGAATGCTATCAAGTATATGCCACCTAAAATCAATGACAAGGGTGGCAAATCAATTACATTGATTAGTAAGCAAACCAATCGTTCGCTACATGTTTCCACGCCTCTTATGATGACGTGGGGTATTAGTGATTTTGTGGATGACAAGGGCGAATCCGACGGTAAGTTTAGCATCTCTCTCAATTTCCCTAATGAAGAATACAAGACGGCAGCAAGCACCGATTTCTTACAAAAACTCAAGGATTTCGAAAATCAAATTCTGGATGATGCTGTGAGAAATTCCGAATTATGGTGGGGAGAAGAAATGTCTAGAGAACTTGTCAAACACACTTTCTTCCCATTTTTGAAATACAGTAAAAACAAGGATACAAAAAAAGTAGATTACACTCGTCCTCCTTCTATTCGTGCTAAGGTACCCTTTTATGATGGAAAGTGGGCGGTGGAGATTTATAACCCTAGTGGCGAACTGATTTTCCCTTGTGAAAATAGTATGATGTCGCCCATGGATTTTGTACAAAAATTGAGCAATGTCGCCTGTGTTATTCAGTGCTCGGGCATTTGGATTGGGGGCAAGGGTTGGGGGCTTACATGGAAAATGATTCAATGTGTAGTTAAACCACGCGAAATTGTCAGTGTTTACGGTAAGTGTCACATCCAATTATCATCAGAAGATGTGGACCAAATGGGTAAATCTATGATTACTAGCACGGTGGCAGACGAAGAAGATGGCACTGTAGATGCGGTTAGTGCCGCGCCAACTACTGTTGTTGAAGATAGCGATGGTGAAGATGATGTGGTTGATGAACCATTACCTACACCTCCACCTGTGAAGAAGGTCATTAAAGTTGCTCCTACTGTTGTAGATACAACACCTACACCTGTTGCTGAGGTAGAATCACCCGCTGTTGTTGAACCTGCGAAAAAGAAAGTAGTGAAAAAGAAAGTTTAGATTACAAAGAATAGATTACAAAGATAGAGTAATTACAATAAAATAAAGAATAATTACAATAAATGTAAAATAAAAAAATCCAAAAGCCCTAGTGGCGTAATTGGATAGCGCGTCAGACTTCTAATCTGAAGGTTGTGGGTTCGAGTCCCACTTAGGGTTTTGTTTTTGTATATTTGTACATTTGTATTTTTTTACATGAAAATACAAACGGATTATGCCATCATAAATAGTTCAATAATGATATCTGATTTTTTGTTGACATCGTAAATGGTATCACTATTTATTTTGGGTATTCCACGCCATTTCAGTACAATTGTCTGTTGTGGAATTAAACGTATGTCCTCTCCTGAAACACTTATTGAGTGATTGTTTCCTAATTCTACCTTGATACCTCCTTCTACAAGAACGGTTTGTATATCGGCGTTTATTTCAACAATGATATTGTTATCAGCATCTATGGTGATATGTTCCGGCAACATGGGATAACATTTAACAAAGAAATCGTTTCCAGATAAATCATACACCAATTCATGATGCCAAAGAGGTATTACAAACAACTGATTGTTGTGATGTAATTTATACAAATGTTGCGCAAATAGGTCTTCCAAACTGGGATTTAATATGACACACAAATCTTCCTTCCTTTTTTCCTCTATGACATCTTTCATTTTCAATAAAAACGTGTCTGTAATCTGTAACACGTCTTTATAATTATACAACATCCCGTACAATTTGATTAACAATTGTTTGTTCATTTTTCGAATAAAATCCATGGATTTATCTTCACAAATTTTTGTTATCTTCTCGACAAAATTATGAAAAATATAGATGATGTATTTGTTTTCCGTGACATTTTCTTGAAACAATGATGAAATGAATTCACGTAATAGTTCGGAATACGGAATTGTGTGAATACCGCCCATCTTTGATTCATCTGAATCAAAATGATCACATAAAAATTCATAGGCCTCGGTTATTTTCAGAAATTTTGTAGTGGCATCCGGGTCTGAGTTCTTATCTGGGTGATATTTCAGCGCCATTTTCCGGTATTGTTTTTTCATATTTGACATTGTGTATGTAGTCGTATCATTCATGGTGTGTTCATCTACAAATTCCAAAATATGTAATGCCTTGTCATAGTTCATAATGGTACAATTTTACTATAATATAAAATAACATACTTTCTAAATGGTATATCGGGCGGTAATTATTGTTGTAATATTTTAAAAAAGAATGGGTTTTTTTGAGAATGTCCGAAATATCTTGATAGGATAATATTTTTTGTTGATTCGGTTCTGTAGATTTTTCGTACACCAAAGGTGTCGAAAAAGTTACTAACTTCGTAGGACAAAGTCCGGAGAAGTTACATGAGTGAAAAGTGATCAAATAATACAATATATACCATAGACATTCCACCATATCCAAATTATACACCAATATATCATAAATAACGTCTCGAAATCCTGAAAAGGTAAGTTTTTTATGATTCAATATTTCACGGATGATGTTGTCACAAACAACATTGAAAATATCTTTGGGTATTTGTTGTTCATCCGTTATGTTTGTAAATGAATACAACTCTTTGATGTTTATGATCTCATTGCTATCAATCATATCAATAATAGTACCTTTTTCTAGTTGTGGTATTTTTTTATATTCATTCTTTGACGGACGACATACATTCACAATATGACATGCTTGTAAAATATTATTGGGTAAAAAACTCACATTCTCAGTTATTATTATGAAATGAATCATGATATTGCCTCCAAACCCGTATTTGGAAGAACAACATTCGGAATATTGTTGTATATAACTGTAAAAAATATCCAATAGTTCTCCGTGAATCATTTGAAAATTCTTACAGACAATGAACCCGACCTTTTCGGATTTTACAGAAATAATATCCACTATCTGAAGAAAAATGTCATTCCATAATATTTTTGAATTACACCCTAATAATGACATGTCAATCTCATAATGGATGTCACTCATGTGATATGTGTAAGTATGCTTGTCGGTTTGTATTGTGATTTTTTTTTCGTATTTGAAATTGGAGGGACTGTATTTTTTTAATATTTGGAGAACCTGGGAATATTTCCCCACTCCGGTAGGGCCATATACAATTAAATTCCCCATTTGTGTGCTTTTTTCAGGTAAGCGTTCCACAAATGTTGTCAATTCAGGATGTATATTGTGTTTTTTTATTGAATTCAAATATTCTTCATAGTGTGTCTCGTAGAATTTCATGTTGTAATCATATCACAACATAATATTATATTTGTTACGCAGTAAATAATATAATACGGGGGACCAAGGTCCCCCCGTACGCCCCCTCCTTCCTGTATAACAGTGTGTATCTACATGTCGTTATGCCCCCAGTGGGGGCATTTCTTAGCGGAGGGGCGTACGGGGAACCCGCAGGGTTCCCGTATTAGATACAGCCGGTTTGTGTGGTGATTCCCTGAGCCACATACACCAAATACGCAGCGTTTATGTAAAGTATCGGTAATACCAAATAACATGAATATTCCAACAATTCATTGATACGCTGTGGTCCCTCTTTGTTTTTATAAAAAGTAAAAAAATAGATGAAAAATAACATGAATAATATCAATTCCATCGCGGCAAATAATTTAAATGTTCCCATATTGGAACTCATGCCGGATAATGAACCCAAATGTTTGTTTTTTCCGTAACTTATGTAATATATCGCAATTACCAGCAGTATAAACGCAACCATGGTTAGTACCATGGGAATACCAAATGCTAACCAATAGGGTATGATTGTGAAAAATACACCAAATTTGATGGAAAGTACGCCGGCCAATACCACTGAAAGTATAATCATGGACAGGGGTGAAGCGCCATTCACATATAACATGATGTTGATAATGAGGAGAACTAACAACACAATAATGGTAAAATTAGAAAATATTATTTTTCTTAGAGCACCCGCACCGTTATCATCACTGAATAGATCGTAAAATTTGCTCAAATCTAGCACACCTTTTATATTAATCAATTCAGCAATGATTGTATATCCAGATAATATGACCAAAAAGAACAAACAAATCACCATAATACTTTCAAAGGATTTGTTGAACAAAAGATACAAAAATACGAAATACAGTATTACAAATATAAAATTTATTAAATAAACAAATGGAAAACAATCCATATTTCAGAATATATTATCATTACAAAATATTTTATGTGGAACCGTAAGTTTCCGTAACCCATTCTATCAGGGTTTCCGCTTTACACGTCAAAAATCCCTCTTTGAATTTTTTTATGCTTAAAAATTTGGGGGTTTTCATTCCGGGTTTTTGATAATAGACGTAAGCGCCGAAACGACCGCGTCTTACACTCATTTCTGAATTAAGTTCTCGTAATATATTCATGTGGGTCTTGTCCTTGGATTCAATAATTGCCTCCACATCCTCAATGGTGATTTCTGATGATGTTTTTGTGAATTTGCTGCATGATTTTTTTTTGTTTCCCCATTCTAAATAATGACCAAATCTGCCCTGTTTTATATAAATAGGTTCTCCCTCCCATTCACCTAAACAACGATTTGGTACGTCTTCCAAATCTTCCAATGTGTATTTACCACGCTTCAACTGTTCCAAATCCAGTTTGATGTTTTTTTTCACAGGTATTGGTTTTTCTTCAGGAGAACCGTGTTTTTGTATCATTGGACCATATTTTGTGAACATAATCACGTGTTCGGCGTCCAAGGGAAACGTCTGTTTCGATAGTGTATTTAATGGTGTCAACATGGTTTTGATCAATTGGTCACAAACACCACATAATTCGTACCAGGGATTTTCACTCGAATTTGCGGATATAATGTCCAATTTGTCTTCCAGTTCTCTTGTATAATGATAATCAAACAATGAATCAAAATATGTCAACAAAAATTCGATGACTAGCGTTCCAGTAGGCTGAATCACTAATTTCGCTTTTTCGTTCCCTACCACACGTTTTACGCTGTCACATATGATTTGTTTTTTAGGGTTCTCCATTTTGTATTCTTCGCACATGATGGTTTCTCCTTCAATGTCTGTTTTCTTGACATAACCGCGTTCCAAAATGGTGTCGATGAAAATCGCAAACGTGGAAGGCCTTCCTATACCGAAATCTTCCAATTTTTTAATGAGACTTGATTCGGTGTAATGCGAATGGCGATTGTGAAATGTCATTTGAGAAGCTATTTGATTGAATTCGATGATAGGGGTTTTTTCGACAATGGTTTTTAAATACAACCAAACCCCCATTCCTTTGCTCTGGTCATTTTCCATTGAATTATGGCTTCCTATGATGGTATTCAAGGCTTCCTTCCGAACTTCTCCGGTGATACAATAAATGTTGCCACCGGCGAATTTACTTGTTGAGGCGCTTCGTGCCTCTGACCATCCTAAAAACGTAGGCACCTCTATTCGATGTTTGTAATACACCCCTTCTATGGGTGAAGTGATGTTCGCATCCAGTGTTTGGTATTGGTATGCTGCCATACAACTCTGTACTGTGTTCTTCCAAATCAATTGATATAATGAAACTATTTTACCTACATATTCGCTTCCTTCGAGAACCAAAACATCCAAATGTGTCACACGGATGGCTTCATGCGGATTGTTGGTATCCTGGTTCACCACTGTTTCACGTTCTCCGAGATGCTTCGTACTCCAAGTCGTTTCAATGTATTTGTGGGCTTCTTCCACAAATTGTTGCGAATATTTTTTGTTTTCCGTTCTCATGTAAGTTATGTGACCGTTTTGGTAGAGAACCTGACATAATTTCATTGTATCTTTAGGTGATAAATGGAGAACATTGCTCGCACTTTGAAGCAAACACGACGTGTTGAATGGTTTCGGGGGTGCTAATGTGGCATTTTTGGGAGAACCCAAGGACAATATATGGGTAAATGTTTTTGATTTCTCCATAAAATCGAGAACCTTTTCCTTGTCCGTGAATTCCTCTGACAAGACAAATTCCAAATGACGTCCCGTAAAATCCCCCAATATTTTGTAAGTTCTCTCCAATCCTTTCCCATGAATGCGGTCTTGTTCGTTGTCGTACACGAGTCGCAGCGCCGGTGTCTGACACCGTCCCGCACTCAAACTGTTCTCCTTGTTGTAATACAGGTATTTCCAAAGAATGGGGGATATTTTGAATCCAATTAACATGTCGAGAACCTGGCGTGACCATTGTGCCCTTACCAAATTCATGTTGATTCTTCCAGGTTTAGAAACAGCACGTAACAATGCTGTCTCTGTGACCTCATGAAACAAAATTCGGGGTGTTGTTTCTACGTTGAGACCGAAAATATCGCACACGTGCCATGCGATGGATTCACCCTCCCTGTCGTCATCACTTGCCAACAATATATTGTTAGGGGGGAATTGGCGAATCACATTGCGTAACCATGTGACGTGTTCTTGCTTAGAAGATGACAATGTAAATTCAATGTTGTAATTTTGTTGGGTATGGATGGATTTTAATCCACTTATTTCTCGTAAATGTCCGACCGTTGCTACACATTTGTAGCGAGAACCTAGGAATTTCTCGATTTTTGCGCATTTGGAAGGGGATTCTACAATAATCAGATATTCATGACCTCCACGAACATATTCTTCGAGAGACCTTTTTTGATAAACTTTTCTTTTAGGGGGCATGTATGTATTCTCACAATGTGTTTATGTTTTTTTGTAAAAATTGATATAGAATAATTTTGTGTAAAATATACATATCATATTATCATATAAGACCATGAATCCTCAAATTTCCGAAATATCTGAAAATAATGCCATTTATCAGTTTACACTGAGTAATTTGAATGTGAGTTTAGCCAATGCTGTACGTCGTATTATTCTGTGTGAAATACCCACGGTGATCATCCAAACTGAAATTCATGCTACAAATCAATGTCATATTACCATCAATACCTCACGCATTCATAATGAAATGATTAAACAACGATTGAGTTGTATACCGATTCATTCCACCGAATTGGCACAGTTACCCGGTAATTATATGTTGGAAGTTGATGTGAAAAATGATACCGACAATGTGATGTTTGTTACTACCGAGAATTTCAAAATTCGTAATAAGACAAATGGTAATTACCTGAAACGCGAAGAAGTTCAACGTATTTTCCCACCGTGTACTTTGGCCGGTGGGTCTTACATTGATTTCGTGCGCTTGCGTCCCAAGATTAGCGATGCCATTCCTGGAGAACAATTGAAATTGACCGCGGAATTTTCCGTGGGAAATGCTGGTATGAATAGTATGTTTAATGTAGTTTCCAAATGTACCTACGGTAATACACCCGACCGGGAAAAAATCGCTGAAGTGTGGCAAAAACAAGAAGACCAATTGCGCACACAGGACAACATCAAAGAATCCGATATCGAATTCAAAAAAAAGAATTTCATGTTGTTAGATGCACAACGTATTTTCAAGGACGACAGTTTCGATTTCCAAATCCAAACCGTGGGGGTATATGACAATCGAACCATTGTAAAAATGGGTGCCAAAATTCTTTATGAAAAATTTTTACAGATGGTGGAGAACCTGGATGCCAATTTGGTGCCTATTTTAAACAGTGAAACTACCATGGATTTTAGTTTCGATGTTCTCTTGGAAAATGAAGATTTTACCATGGGAAAGGTGATCGAATATTTCTTGTATGAGAAATACTATCTACAAGAAAAAACATTGAGTTTTTGTGGTTTTAAGAAATTCCATCCTCATGACACCAAGAGCACAGTCCGAATCGCCTTTTCAGAAACTGCTGATAAATCCATGGCCAAACAATATGTGAGAACAGCGTGTATGGACGCTCATGAATTCTACAAAAATATATACAAATTATTTTAAATGTTTCAATAATGGAAATAGTTCTAGTTCTCCCTCAATATCATACTTTTTGTATATATCATTGTGAAATAATACGGATTTTACGGTTATTGAACTGCGAATCAACATCATTTGTAGTGGTCCCAATCCAATTTCCTCTTTTTTTTGTAGTTTATCTTGAAAATCAAAGTAATTTTCCGAAATGTTGTATTTTTCGAGTATATAATCACCTACTGCTAGGTCATTGATCTCTTGCATTCCTTGTAGGGTTTGGACCGCTTCGATGATATTGGTACGTAGTTGTGTTACTGTCATTATATTATAATTATATATATTATTTATTGTTATTGATTATTTATTGTTTCAATTTTACGGATGTACTGGTCCCAACCTAACTTCAAATGTAGCTTCGCTACCAGAGAAGTTTGTAGGTTCCTGTTACATAATACAAAATATATAGCTTTACACCAATACTCAGTATATGGAACAAGACGTGATATCGTATCCATATTTTCGGATACACATAAGTAAGTGTATAAGATTGGAAGATCGATAATGCGCCCAAGTAAAATAAAAAAGTGGGAAAACCATGTGGAACATACCAAATACCGCTGCCCAAATAGACAACAAACGTGTATTTGGCGTATATGAGGTCCAAATTACGACGCCATCCGTGAATAGGGTTATGCCAATAGAGCAACGAACAAACCATGGTTCCGGTGGATGTAAACACATACAACCATAATGAGCGTTGGTACGCCACATAAATTGGAAATAGACTCAAACATGAAGTTGTGAGTAATATTCGTGATTCTAATGGCAGAATATCGAATTTTTTGTTTTCATCTCCCAACATATACGGTATTTATCACATATTATCTTTATGTTTTTATGGAAAATACAAAAAATACAAATATACAAATATACAAATATACAAATATACAAATATTTATGTTTTTATGGATCCGTAATTCCCACACGAGTATAACTATTATTTCGCATAAATTGAATGATACGTGGAGATATGCGTGGAGATAAATTTTGTGAATCACTCCTATTAAGCATGTTTTGTACTATGTTCCATCCTGGTAATGTTACTTGGCCTACATGAGTTATAAATGGTGATTGTCTTACTATTGGACGGGTAGCGGCCGGTTTCACACGTAGTGCTGTCATAACCATTTGTCTCTCTAATTGTTCGTCTTCTTTTACATAATTAGGGTTGTTTGATTTCCATAATTGTATCGTGGCCTTTAATCCAATATTTTTGTACAAGGTTTTGTCTAGTATATCGGTACGATCCATTGGACTAGTTGAATTATTACTTAACCATGTTTGTATTTCCGACTCTTCATAACTGTAACCATCTTGAGCTACTACTGGGTTCGTCATCAATTTACACGATATCGGACATACCCAATCTTTGTAGGGCTCGGTACCTTCATCAAAAATGGATGTTACAATGGGGGGTGCAGGTTCAATGATGCTTGAATCTGTAACAATACTTTCTTGCGGCGGCGATTCTCCTAACAGCGAAGGTTCAACAATGGTGTTGTTTGTGCTACCGTCTACTAGGATAGGTGTTCCTACATCATTTTTCGATTTCGGAAGGATATCCGTCCTTCCTTGGTCCTGAATCTGTTCCATTAATCTATCGTGAGTGCTCATTTTATTACATATATTGTAGTGCCTATATATGTAATTATCATCCAAAATAATCAATTTTTCCGAATCCGCATCACTTATGCGAGTTGTTCTCCTCCTTCAAACTCCTCCGGTAGCGAAGCTACCTCTGGAGTTAGGTTGGGACCATGCCGAATCGCTTCATCCTTCTTATTGACGTTTATTTTGAGTACTTTGGATTCCACGAGCTCGTCCAACATATCAATCTTATCGCGTGATCCTCCACCCATCATTTTGTCATTGATACGTTTTTCCATGCGTTTGTCCGATGTAGACAATTCCTTGTAGGTCTCGTAGAGTTTTTCGTTGAATTTGTCAAAGAAACGCGTCATGGCCATCTGTTCTTCCTTGTTCTCAAATTCTTCAATGTATTTCATCTGATAATGAATCATACTTTGGCATTCTTCCTTCCATTCGCTTTCGTTCTTTACAAAAAACGTGGTCGGTTTGTTCAATATGGGAACTATACAATGCATAGGACGGTCTTCGGGTTTCAATTGCTGGAAATATTTCTTTAAAATACTTGTTGCGCCTTGATAATAGAAGCGGTTGTTATCAATTTCTTGGAAATCATCCTTGACAAAATGCATGGACTCCACAAATTGGTCAATGGACATCGCATTGCTGCAATGAGTATTCAAATAAACATGAATGTTGTTGTAATTGGTGGTGTTGTTACTGTTGGTGATAGACGGTTGTATGTTGGACAACTGCGGTTGTAATTCGGATAATTGTTTTTTGAGTTCCATGATTTGATTGCTCAATTGGTCTATTTTATCTACACCATGATTGCTTGTGTCCTTTTCCATAATTGATAATGTGGGTACCTCTTCTGGTTCACAAATATTTTTTTTTGTATGTTTCCACAATCCTGATATTGTTCCGTACTTTTTATTACATATTTTACATTGATAACATTTTTGATTGTTATCAACTGTATTTTTCATAGCATTATGACGTTTTGTTTTCAGATGTTTTTCAAAAATTGAGAAATAGGGTGTTGAATATTGACAACATTCACATATTTTAATAACCATGTTATTTATTATATACGCTTATTTTGTTTTTAATATATTTTACGATGGAAATAAATATTTCCAAAAACTAAAGGATGGAAATCTAAATTTCCTTTATAAAGGGTAGTTCAGTAAAAGAAAAAGGTGGCTACTCTATTTTTCTCTGAAAATTGTTTTTTCATTTTGAAATCTTGGGGACTTTGTAAAATGGTTTTCTGGTATTTTACGATGGAAATAAATATTTCCAAAAACTAAAGGATGGAAATCTAAATTTCCTTTATAAAGGGTGATTCAGTAAAAGAAAAAGGTGGCTACTCTATTTTTCTTTGAAACAGGTTTTTTCATTTTGAAATCTCGGGAACTTTGTAGAATGGTTTTCTGGTATTTTACGATGGAAATAAATATTTCCAAAAACTAAAGGATGGAAATCTAAATTTCCTTTATAAAGGGTAGTTCAGTAAAAGAAAAGGTGGCCACCCTGATTTTTCTTTGAAAATTGTTTTTCTGTTTTTATTTCTCGGGGACTTTGTAAAATGGTTTTCTGGTATTTTACGATGGAAATAAATATTTCCAAAAACTAAAGGATGGAAATCTAAATTTCCTTTCTAAAGTGTGATTCAGTAAAAGAAAAAGGTGGCTACTCTATTGGTCACTTTTTGGACTCTAAAAAGGTAGGATTTCTAGATGGCATGAATGAAAACGACAAGGAATAGAAAAATAGAATTATTTATGTGATAATTGATATTGTATGAAACGTGTACTATGGTAACCAAACGCAGCTATACCAATGGCTAATAACAATGAAAATGCTACATGTGGTGTTGTAGGACCGTGATAACTAACATATAACAATAATGTCCCGAAAAATAAGGCATGTAAGGTAAACCACACATGTCGTTCACTCCATTTGGTTGTAACACCAATAAAGACAAATTTACAAATAATATAAATTCCTAAAAACAACAATACCCAATAAAAATAAGGTGACGATGGTTCATATAACCCAATATAGATGAGAAAGGGACCAATAAATAATATATGAATAATATGAACTGATAATTCCATATATAATTATATGTTATATACAAAAATAAATCAAAATAATATAGATATTATGTGACTATTATGATAACATAATTAATCTTTTTAACTTTGTATACAATGATTGTATTGCTCTATATGTTTTGGGTCGAATAAAAATTGAATTGTAATAAAAAAATGACATAAATAACCCCATAAGCAAACATGGAAAAACGCCTTAACAATAAATTGGAACATTTTCTCCTTCATTTGAAGGAAGACATTCGCGCGAAAATTACCGAACTTTATCCACAGGATAAACCAAGTGAGGTTAACCAGTTGATGGAATATATTTATGAATACGAAAGAATAACCTTTGACAAAGACGACTTTGTCAAACGCAAACGGGTCAAAAACAGTATTCCTAACAACAATCGTTGTTGTGCTAAGCGCGCAAATGGAGAACAATGTACCAGACGTCGTCGTGATGATTGTGAATTTTGTGGAACGCATTACAAAGGAGCACCACATGGTTTAATGAGTGATCAAACCGTTCTTGCTAATACGAAACAAATTGAGGTTTTTGCAGAAGACGTTTCGGGTATTATTTATTATTTTGACAAACAGAACAACGTGTATAAAATTACAGATATTTTAGAAGGAAAAGAGAACCCGACAATTATTGGGAAATATACCAAGTCAGGCGCAAATTATTCTATTGATTTATTTTAGTGTGTAAAATATACCCGTAACCGCCAAAGGCGGTTACCAATATTCGTCTACCTAACCCATATTTTCAGGTAAATACATTTTACGACTTATTTTCTCTACTTCAACTTCTTCGCGGTTCTCCATAATGTAATTATTGACATCAACCGCTTTTTTAATGTCTCCTTCATAATAGTTGGCCAAAATACCTAACAATATTTTTTGTGTTATCGGTTTTTTAACAGAACGTTTACAATACATGAGCTTACCATCATTCAATTCAAATTCGTCAATATCATTCTTACGCATGACGCTCATGAGTGATTCTGACAATTTTTTCTGTTCTTTCTTTCGTTTACTCGTTTCTGCCTTTAATTTACGCATTTCATTATCGATACGAACCCATTCACGTATAGAAATAACCAATTGTTGTTTTGTTTCCATAATATGAGAGCTCACTATAGTATAATATATATATTTTTTATATGAAATTATAATATATTACATACCAAAATATAAATGAACATAACCAGTATGTTTGGCAGAGTAAACCAACGAATCATATATCAAACTCCAGGTTCGGTTGGAACACCAAGTCCACCAAATGGTTTTATGAAAATGAATTATATAAATACAATGATACCGCCACCCGCCACCAATGTAGCAACCGTAAACAAAATAGACTTGATAAATGTGGATGCTGTTGTATCGACGAATACAATGAAATGGGGAAAACCCACCTGGTTTTTGTTACATACGTTGGCCGAAAAAGTAAACGAGGATCAATTCTCATATCTCAGAAAGGATTTGTTGGATATTGTGTATTCAATATGTACAAATTTACCTTGCCCGGATTGCGCAAATCATGCGAAAATATATTTAGATGGTATTAATTTTAATACGATTCAAACAAAACAAGACATGAAAATGATGCTTTTTATTTTTCATAACAGTGTGAATAAACGTAAAGGATACGAGATGTTTACCAAGGAAGAATTAGATACTAAATACGCTACAGCTATAACATCAAATATTATTCAAAATTTCATGTCATACTATTTGGTCAGAAATTCGGCTCCACAGATGATAGCGAATGATATGTATAGACGTCGTATTATAATAAAAATTCAAGATTGGTTCAATCAGAATATGGGTAATTTCGCTACATAGCAATGTTTGAAGTTGTACATGAATAAACTTCTTTGTTATTGGAGATAATGTTCATATTACAGATAGGATTCGGATTGGGATTCACGTTGTTAAATCGTGTTAGGTCTATTTTCGTACGTTTTTTAGTACTATCAATCAGTAGCGCCCATAGAACACCGAAAGAACCACCCACAACTAATGAGGTAACTAATCCACCTACGTCCGCACACATATTTGTTATGTTCCATAATAAATCTCCGGCAACAAGAAGGGTAATAATAACAATAAAACCAATGTTTTGTTGTACCAATCCGTATTTAAGTATAATGTATAGTGTAAAGAACATAGTATATCCTAAAACAGCTTGACCAAGAGGTAAGTCGGACAAAGGACCATTATCCGTTAAATCAATGATTTTACAATATTTTGCCATAGATTTACCGTTCCTAATGCGTAATGACGGATAATTTCCTAGTTGAATGTTGATTATACATGTGATAACTAATCCGATTAAATAAATAAATCCTGATAAATCCTGCGTAAATAAGAATTGTATGGTAAAATAGGACACCACAATGAATGGTGCCATTCGTATTAAAAAATAGAATATAGTAAAAATATTTAATAACATGATTAACTCTATACATATTCATGTTATTTTACCAATTTGAAAAATTATTGTATTAGGAAATGGAATTACTATATGTTTTGGTTCCAATACTGACACCACCTGTTGTTGCTTTTGTTTGACCTATATTTTCTAATATTTGGTTTAGTTTATCTGTGTCGGTCATTGTGTCATTGGATGTAGTTGGAATCACTACTTGTGATGTGGAAGTAGGGTCGGTTATATTACGACATTTATAAATGGATCTTTTGCTGGACTTTTCACATATATTATTGTTAAGTATGTTAAATAAACTAATATCAATTTCTTTACCTGTGGCGTAGGTTGAATATGATGCACTAATTTTTTTTATTTTATCAAGTCTTCCAGAACCACCTACCACACCAATATCGGTTTTGTTGTTGTCTTTGCCGCCCGTAAACCGTGAATTGAAGGTTTGATCAATAATAGTGGACCAAAGTAATCCGATGGAGCCTCCGATAGCCAAAGAAACAAGGAGAGTTTGAAACGAATCACATTCATATTTGATGTTCCAAAACATGTCTCCGATAATTAACAATGGTAATATGATAAAAAAAGGTAAGTTATCCTTGTATATTTGCCCTCCCGGATTGACTTTTGGCATAATTTTTTTTCCAAATCCTCCTTTATCTTCAGTATACGTATTTTTCCAATCCAATGTTCTCACATCATTTTTTATAATAATCAATACTAAGAAGAAAAACGAATACCCCAAAATGGTTTGACTGAGTGGTATATTGGATAGTGGTCCTTCTTTGGTTAATTCAAATACTTTACACATGGGATTGAGTTCTTTCTTCCTGTTTACGGTTTGTAATGCTCTTTCTTTAAAAAAAATACCACCATAGAAAACATTACCAACTGCCATAGTTGCCATACATGCCAGAATTAATCCAACCAAATAAATGATGGATATCGCATCGTAATTAAATACGAATTGTAGTGAAAAAAAAGTGACGATAATGATTGGTGCTAAACGAAAAAACAAATATAATAGATTAACTATGTTGAACTTCATTTTTTATAATATAATTGTAATTATACTATAATTATATTTTATTGCTTTCCTTATTTATGTAGATGCTGGTGCTGGTACTGGTGCGGGCTTACATTTATAAACTGTTTTTTTTGGTTTCATACATGTTGTATTCAAATTGGTGCCTGTCACTATCTGTAATTTGGTATCTCCAAAGATATCGATCAAATAACCCCATAACATACCGATTGAAGAACCAATGACCAAAGACATAAATAACAAAATAGATTTTGCGCAACCATTTGTAGAATTGTAAATAAAATCATTGATAATTAATAGAACAAATAGGGCTATCATTAACGAATTTCTCTCATAAAGTTGATATTTAACTACCGAATAACCCAAATAAAAAAATGTGAAACTTAAAATGGTCATGCCTAATGGTAAATATGATATGGGTCCACCAGTAAATTCCACAAGTTTACAAACGTCATACCTATAACTGGGTAATTTTGTTTTGGTGTTCATCCTTTGTAAACCAGGAAAACTGCCAAATAGTATGGTAAATAGACAAGCTAAGATTACTCCGGCAAGATATACTGTACCTTTCAAATCCATTCTAAATATGGATTGTAATGTAAAAAAACATACGATGAGAAAGGGTGATAATCGAGAAAATAAATAAAAAATAAAGGATAAATCCATGTTATTGAAAACAAAGGCCATGTTATACTATAAAAAGAAAATTATACCGTATTTGTGTTATCGTATATTTTATATAAAATATTCGCACCAGCATCTAATACGTATATATTCCCTTTTTTATCTAAACAAGTACTTACGATATTGTTGAAAATAGCGTTTCGTGATGGAGTATTATTAGGTGTTATTTTTGAATAATCAGTTATTATTGTTCCGTATTTATTCAATTCATCATTTGTATTGGTGAACACACTATTGTAATCGAACCAATCTTGTGTTCTTTTTACATTATACTGTTTTGTTTTATTTGTATTGATTATATTTAAAGTACCATCTGTGATGTAAGTATTATTCTTTTTATCTATGAATACGCTACTTAATTTATTGGTAGTTGATGTGTAATCTTTATGAATAGACACTGTTCCATTGCTTATTTTATAAATATATGATGTACTTGTAACATAAATATCATTGGTTGGTGATATAAATATTTTTTTCAATGTACTGAATTTAGCTGGCACAACGAATTCGTTGCTAACTTTAACAGTATTAAATCTTTTACTATCATTTAAACTTATAGATTCCGCCATACCACGAGCGAAATCACTAATAATACCATTAGTTATTACACGAATTTCGTTTAATGTATTAAATACATATATATTTCCACTAGTATCAACTCCTACACTCGTTGGTGATGTTAAATTAAATAATGTTGTACTATCTTTATTATATGACCCGGCATCTGTGAAAACATTACCTTGACTATCTATTTTTCGAATCACGTTGTTACTAGTATCTGCTACATAGATATTCCCTTGGCTATCACAACAAATACCTTGCGGTGAATTAAAGGTAGTTTGGGTTCTAAATATACCGTTTTGTACTGTGGGTTGGGATAGATAATTGACACGTGTTTGTGGTAACTGATTATTATTTGAGTCTATAGGTAGTGTTGTCGGAGTAGAGAAAATACCCGCAAAAATACTAATATTTCCTTTGGAATCTACCTTACGAATCACATGATTGTTGGTATCCGCAATATAAATGTTCTCACCAGCAGCATCAATACACATATCTTGTGGTGAGTTCAATACAACTGTATTATGATTCGTGTTTGAAGGTAAATTTGTATCATATATAGTGGTCGGTGTAGAAAATGTTGTGGAACCAGATGTTGTTGTAATACTCGCAAGTTGAATAACATTGTTAGTAACATAATAGATAGAATTGGATAACGCATCTAAACACATATTACTCATACTAGCAACACCAATCACAGTTGTTTCAGTAGTACTACCATTTGAAAAATAATGTAAACTCTTATCCTCGCAAATTACGTGTATGTTATTGTTGTCATCTATCGTAACATTGATAGGTTTTGATTTTGGAGAGGTAAATGTGGAAATTTTACCGGTAAGTACATCTACTTTTCTCACGGAACTGTTACCTGTATCCGCAATATAAATGTTTCCGTTGTTATCACCACCTACACCCAATGGGGATTTCAAACAAGAATCTGTTGAAAGGACAACGTCTTTCGGTTCATCATGTTGTTGTGGTTTGCCCGAAAAAAGTGTTATGATTCCATTATTATCTATTTTTCGTATCACATGATTGTAGGTATCCGCAATGAATAAATTACCATTTTTATCAACATATAACCCGGTAGGATTATTCAACTGTGCTGATGTAGCTAAATTACCATTTCCAGCGTACCCACTACTATTCAATTTACCTGCGTATATGGTAACATCGCCATTCGAATTTATTTTACGAACAACATGTTTACCACTATCCGCAACATAAATACAATTATTAGTCTGGTCAAAACATATTCCTTTTGGTGCATTCAATTGTAATGTTACGTCAGTAGACAAATCCATTGTACCCGCAATTATTGAGTTTGTGTCAATATATTGTACTGGTGTTGTGGTATCAGTATTTTTGAAGGTAATTTTACGAACAATATTGTTATCCGTATCGGAAATATACAAATTACCTTGTGAATCAGTACATATACTATTTGGTTTGTTTAAATCAGAATTAACGGCATATATGTACGGTGTGCTTCTTACACGACAACGATTTTTGGTAGGTAGTGTATTTTTCGAGCAAGTTTTCGAGGTACTTCCGGTTTTAAATAAGGATATGTTATTTCCGGAAGTCATAAGTGTATATGCCCATAGGATACCAACCATAATACCAATTATCAATGAAATAACGAGCGAACCAATACCAAAACAATTTTTATACATATTCCACATGAAGTCCGCCAATAATAATGTGAAAAAGAATAACATGGTCGGAATATTCATGTGATTAAAATTATTGTTTAAAAATTCATTTTTAATAATAGGTACACCAACATAACCTAATGTATACGCTAAAATGGTTTGTCCCAACGGAAGATATGAAATAGGACCCGTTTCCGTAAATTCTATCATTCTACACGATTCGTTCATTCGGGAAGGTAATCCAGTTGATTTATCAAAATTTTGAAATCCTGGGAAATTACCTATCAATACTGTTACAAAACATGCTATTAGTAACCCAGCTAAATAAATAATACCATTCATGTTTTTATTAAAAATGGAATACAGAGAAAAAAAACATACTAACATGAATGGCGCTAGCCTAAAAAACATATACAAAACGGCTGTAATATTCAGCGCCATACTATATTATATTTGATATTATAGTATGAATATATTTATTGTTCGAAAACATATTCGAAAATTTCGTGTATTTTCGCAACCAAGATGAATGTGATCGTTTTGCCCGAAAATACAATATCATATTTTTTATTACCGTCTATTATTTGATGAGAACCTAATATTGAGTCTTGTTCTATCATTTTTTGTATGAAATGATGAAAATCTGAACGGTTTTCTTCGGGAAAAATAAACACTCGTATACCAGCTTGTATCCCTCCAACGATTTTGTGTTCTAAACCACCAATCGCGGTTATGTTTCCCTGTAAACTGATTTCTCCTGTAATTGCGACATCATATTTTATTCTTTTTTTATTCAATAAACTATATATTGCTATTACAATGGCAGCACCAGCAGATGGACCATCTTTTGAAACAGCGCCTTCAGGACAATGTACATGAATTCCGCGAGATTTTGTGGTATTCGATGTTTTCAATATTAGGTCTTTTTGTTTTTGAGAACACAATGACCATACCAATGTTTTCGCAACATTCATACTTTCTTTCATAACATCACCTTGTAAACCAGTCAATTTCAACTCCAAAAAAGTTTCTGATGGAAAAAACATGGTCTCGATGGGAATGATACCTCCTTTACCCAACATGTTCGCCCAGAGACCATTCATAATGCCGATCGTATTTTCAGTATGAATCTTTATTTCCAGTATTTTTTTATAGTTTTTTAGATATATTTCGAGTTGTGGTATGGTAATATGAATTGGAAATGTAATATGTGTTGTATTTCCTTCCATCAATTCAATGTTTATTTCACCATATAAATCAAACAATAATTCTTTGAGTTTTCTAACACCTGGTTCCGAAGTGTAATTTTCTATAATATATTGTATGATATCATTGTTTAATTCAACTGTATTGTGAAATCCCATTTTTTCATTTATTTCGGGAACAATGAATTTGTTGGAAATAGTGATTTTTTCTTTCAAAGACAAATTATCGAATTTGATACGATGAATACGGTCAAGTAAGACCCGATCAATTTGGTCAACATCATTATAAGAAAAAATAAAAAGCGCCTTGGACAAATCGAGAGGTACACCACTGAAATATTTATCTTGAAAATTATCATTTTGCGTTGAATCAATTAAATGTGTTAATATACCGATGATTTCCTTACCATGTTCGCTTTTACTTACCTTGTCTAATTCGTCTATATAAATAATCGGATTCATACATTTACTTTCAATTAAAATATCCGCGATTCTACCCCATGTGGAGTTTAAATAGGTATAACTATGCCCTTCTAGAGTTGAACCATTGCATGAACCACCTAGTGCGATGAAGGAAAAAGGTCTACAAATATTTTGATCGTCGGTTAGACAATTGGCCAACCCTTTTTTCGCCAAAGAAGTTTTTCCTATCCCTGGAGAACCTTCGAACCCGAAACAATATCCAGATTGAGAACCATTCATCCATTGACAAATAATTTTCATAATTTGTTTTTTCGCATTTTCATGACCATGAATTGAATCATCTAATACATTTCGCATACGCTTTACCATTTCTTTGGTAGTATTCATTTCTTGTACTAATTCCATACCAAACATGTGGTATTTAAAATGTTTTAATAATTGAAAATATTTTTGTAAGGTTTTTTCACAAATTATTGGCTCGTTGGGTTCCGTATTCATAATATTTTTAATGAAAAAATCGTTTATTTTTTTAATTTTTTCCATGTTATTTAAATTTTCCATCATTTCACGTAAAAATGTTTCTTTGGGTAAAATACCCTTTACCATTTTTTTTTCATTTGATTTTATGACTCGAATAATATGTGAAATTTCCTTTTTTGTGAATGAATACAATATTTTTTTGATTTCATTTACATTTTCAACATGAATAATGTCATAATAATTATGTATTTCTACATTGGTATATTTATCTTTTATTGGTACTTTTTGGACAGTTTCTATTATTTGTTTGTTGTCTTCACTGTAACGAATAATTTTAAAAAAAATATCGTTTATTTTTTCTATCATACAAAGAATGGGTTCTTTACGATATGTTTCAAATGGTATTCTCAATAGTCCTTCTAAATACTGTTTTGATTTGGAACCAGAATCATCTATACGTCCTTTGATTTCTTTTAATTTTATGAATGCCCTTTCTTTTATGTTGTCCGACACTCTCCAAAAAATGATCTGTTGTTCTATAGAAATCGCAGTATTTTCGTATTTGTTGAGAATGTTTTGATTATATTGGACAGTATTTTTCATAGCATCTTTGAATAGACATCTTGTTTTCCATGGCAAACTGTCATAAATGGATAATTGTTCATTAGAATCTTCGTATTCATCATTTTTATTATCTACATTAGATAATAAATCATACAATAAATAGGCCAAATATTGAATTTCACCGTCTTTTATACATAATAACATGTCCATTAATTGACTTCTTTTGGAGAACAAGTCTAATTGAATAAAATTCTTTGTTAATGTTTCTAATTTGGTTGTTTTCATCGTATTTATTGTATTTTGTATGTGAGAATTTTTAAGATAAATATCATTATCTCCATGTATGAAAATATCCTTAATTGTCATCGCGTCAATCTGTTTTTTTAATAAATCTTCGTCTACAGAGAGAGGTCGTTTTTCTAATAAATTTTGTATTCGTCTATCAATATAATTATTAGAAAAAAACGATATATTCAAATTTGTGACAATTCCATTAACCACAATGGTTTTGTTTTGTTTTTCACAATGAAATACTATTTTAATCTCATGACAACGTCTGAAAAAGAAATGGGTAATATCCACATCGAAACATTCCAACTGATGTGAATTTTCGATCATAATCGTTTCGTCGGTATTTTTATTAGAACATTTTGCCTCGTTATCTTTGTCATAAATCAATTTATTTGTGGTACATTTTGAATTTATTTGAGAGTATCGTATTGATTTAAATCCGATTGGATGAACATTTTGTAATAATAATTCATATTTGTACCTAATTGTGGTAGAAAAATCATTATTTTTTAAAAATTCGGAACCGAATATTATATATAACAAATCATACAATTTAAGTGTACCTATTTTTGAAATAATTTGTGTTAATTCGTTAATAATATTTTGTATTGTATGAATACAATTTTCTGTGTCGTCGTTTGTTTCTTTCAATATATTTGTAATTTCCTTTGATTTATCTAATAAACAGTTCAATGATGATGTATATTGATTCATATCACTATTACTAAATAATTCAGACTTGTTATACATTTGTAAAGATATTACAGTATTTTGTATGATATTTTGTATATATTCGATTTGTTCATTAATAATTTTTAAAGGAATTTTTTCTGAAACAATCGAGTTCTCAATTCCGGTTTCCATACAATTGAGACATACATTATTCCATGAAATAATATTCACGAAAAGAACTTAGATAGTAATTTACAAATATATATGATACAGAATGGGAATACCAAGTTATTTTTCACATATTATAAGAAATTATCCAAAGATTGTGAAAAGTCTACAAAATATGTCGGCAGTAAAATCGAATCCAGAGTCAGGTAGGGACAAATCAAATGAAGAAATATTGAATCATTTGTTTTTAGATAGTAATTCAATTATATACGATTCTGTTTACAAATTTACTGATTCGATTCCTACAGATGATGATATTATCGAATCTGTTTTAAGTAAAATTCACGATTATATAATGACTGTAGCTCCTAAGCAAACTGTATTTATTGCGTTTGACGGAGTCGCACCATTTGCGAAAATGAAACAACAACGCAAAAGACGTTATAAAACACAGTTTGTTTCAAATATTTTTTCAAGTACCCAAAAAAAATGGGATACTTTAAAAATTACTCCAGGAACGGAATTTATGAAACAACTGTCCCGACGTGTGACGAAATATTTTGTTGGTACTGAACAAAAATATAATGTTGATAACATAATTGTTTCGACATCAAATGAACCTGGAGAAGGAGAACATAAAATTTTTAGATATATACGGGAAAATAATTTTATAAATGATAATGTTATTATTTATGGACTTGATTCGGATTTATTTATGTTATCTATATTCAATCATAAATATTACAAAAATGCTTATATTTTTAGAGAAGCACCTGAGTTTTTAAAAAGTAAGATTAATTTATATATCAGTAATGAATCAGGTAAAAAGACGGATATGAAAGTAGATGAAACGTTCTTAGTTGATATCGGTTTATTAAGCAAATATATTCTGGTAGAAATGGGATTTACAGATCCTAACCGAATTTATGATTATGTATTTTTGTGTTTTTTTCTTGGTAATGATTTTTTGCCTCAATTTCCTGCATTTAACATACGAACCCATGGAATACGTGTATTTATGGATGTATATAATAAATTATTTTGTAAAAAGACGGAATCATTTCTGTTGAAATACGAAATTAGTAAAAATAGATTTGAAATATGTTGGAAAAACGTTCAATTATTGATAAGCAATATGAGTAAATTAGAACATCAATATCTTTTGGAAGAATACTCTATCAGAGAAAAATTTGATAAATGGATTTGGCATGAACCTAAAACGGTGGAAGAACGTGAAAAAATGTTTCAAAATTCTCCAATAATGAATCGCGCAGGTGAGAGGTATATATGTCCAAGTGAGGAAGGATGGGAAGAGAGGTATAATGAATTGTTATTAGAAGGATTGGATAGAGAAGAAATATGTAAAAATTACTTGGAAGGACTGGAATGGTGTTTGTTGTATTATACAGAAGAATGTCCTAATTGGAGATGGAGTTATATGTATAAGTATGGACCTTTGTTTGTAGATTTATTGAGGATTTCAGAGGATAAATGTCATCCTCAGTGGATCTCCACTGCCCAAGATGGACTCCCAATGACTCAAGAAGAACAACTAGAATATGTAATACCGAAGAACGATACAAAAAAAAAAGAATTTGTATGGCATTTTAAACGATATTTATGGGAAAGTGAATAAAAAAGGTTTTTTTAAAGTAAGATTACATAAAGGCACAAAGACAAAAGAATAAACTAATTAGATAAGAGATATAATTTGAAGGATAGGGTCGAAA